CAGTTGCTCCTTTAGAAGATGAAACATTTGATATACAAGACGGAGACTTTTATGTTAGGTTTAAAGATTTAAGAGATAATGGATTTATTTATTTTAGAGGATACATAAATGGTATTACAGAAAACTTAAGTCCATCTTGGACACCTACTAATTATATTGGAAGAAGTGAACCTGTTTATTCATATGAAAGAGCAGAAAGGGACATAAGCTTTAACTTAGCTGTTTATCCACAAAATAATAAAGAAGAAGAGTTTATGTATAAGAAGATGGGAAGATTAACTTCATTGGTTTATCCAGAATACATGCCTGATAAAAATGGAGCAACAAGAATGAAACCACCATTTACAGAAATGTACATGGCTCACATTGGTGATAAGACAAAAGGTCAATTTGGATATATCAAATCCCTTTCATATACTGTAAATGAATCTGGTGATTGGAATGCTTTAGAGAATTTACCAAGAGTTTTTAATATTGCTATTTCATATCAAATAGTAAGTAAAAGACCACCATCTTTAGATAGTCAATTTTATCAATCAGGAGAAGTAGCTAATGGCTAGATACGATAACGTAAAAGTATATGGTAAAACTATTGGTACAGGTTACTTACCAAAGTTTAAAGAAAGTAATTCAGACATTCTTCTTATTGCTACACAAGGAGATAGATGTGATTTACTAGCACAACAATATTACGGAGATACAAGTTTATGGTGGTTTATTGCTTCTATAAACAATATAAAATCAAATAACATTGAGGCTGGAACTCAATTGAGAATACCGACTTCAACAGAACAAGCAGTTATAAAGTAAAATGGGTAAATTTAGTGATAAGGTTTTTGGAGCTAATGTAGACAAAAAAACCAAAGACATATTTAATGCTCTACAACGAGGACAATACGAATTTTCACCAGGTGAATCTGTAACTGATTTACCAGAACATTCTAGGTACTTAGGTGAAAAAACTACATTTGCTAGAATGTGGGTTGCTTTACAGGCAACTGGTAGTGATGTTATAGATGAAGTGTTTTACTATTCTATAAATGATAATAAATTTAATAGTTATGAACCAAATCAATCTATAAATGGTGAAAGTTATTTTGTAGAGGGTACTGAGAATCCTTTCTTAAAATCAACTGCTGGTATTACTTCTATATCATCAAGAACTGAGGGTGACCTTGGTGCCGTGAAAAGAACAACTGTGGAGTTTGTTGTTCATAACAAACAAGACTTTGATGAAATTTATTTACCTTTCTTTTTACGACCAGGTGCTACTGTTGTAGTTGATTATGGTTGGTCTGATAAAAATATAGAACTATATGATATTGGAGAACAAATATCAAATAAAGATATCGAGTTAAAAGATTTTAAAAAGTTTATCTATGATGGGGCAGAAAAAGGACCTGATGGTGAGTTGATTTTTACAAATTCAGATGGGAAAAGATTTTATCATAGTAAGAAAGAAAAAAAAGATGTTGTCATCGCAGATGACACAAACACGACACCTCCTGGTTGGTTGTATAGACATAAAGGTTTAGTAGATACAAACATAGGTATAGTGACAACATATAATTCTAAGGTAACACAAAATGGTTCATTTGAATGTAGTATCGAATTAGTGTCTCAAAATGCTGCAATTTTAGATAATGAGATATCATCTGATAATAATTTAAAGTTTTTATTTGCTAATAAATTTGAAGAAATTTTAATTCAAACATTAACAGGAGACTCTCAGAGATTATCGTCAAAGGTTAAAGATTATGATACATTAAGTAGTGATCAAAAAACAAAACATTTAGAAGATTTTTTTCAAGGAATAACTCTGGCAAAAAGTCTTGAAGAAAATCCAAATTCGGTTGGCGCTATTGGAAAAATATCAAATATAGAAACAAAGTTAGGTATATATTTTGAATCTACAGGACCTAATAACAAAGATACTTTATATATAAGTTTTGGACTTTTTAATGATTTATTTTTAAATCATTTTGTAGCTAAAAATAGTAATAGTGATGAAAAATATGAAATTAATTTTAAACTAAGTGATTATCATGTGAGGTATGAAGAAAATTTATATAAAAGGCAGACTGCTATATTAACTGGATATGAAGATATACCTGTTTTTTTATATCCAACTGATTGGTCAAAAAGTAGAGATGAGGGAGATAATGAAGATTGTGATACTACTGATAATCAAAAAAGTGGTGAGAATCCTTACAAGACTCCTGTAATTCCACTTAGAGAATTGTTTATAAATGTCACTATAATTAAAGATGCATTTAGCAAAAAACAAACTGTAAATGATGCTATAAATTCAATTTTACAGAGTATTAATGATGATTCTTATGGGGTAATTAAGTTAAAAATGATATCACCAAATCGTAGTTATTCCGAAATAGGAATGCAGGATGTTAATTTAATTAACCCACTACCAAGTTTAGACTCACTTTTAACATTTGATGTAACATCTGGTGATGGTATAGTTACTAATATGGATTATAGTTTTGAAACGCCTAAAGGTGATTTACAAAACATGTTAGCAATAGGTAATAAAACTGATCAATCTATATTTGATGTTACTAAACTTGATAATTTAAATTTTTTAAGAGTTTTAAAAGATAAAAAAACAGAAGATACGAATGCCTTTGTTAGAAGTTTACCTGTTGTAAAACCACAAGATGGTGATACGAAAGTGGATAAAGGAGCAGATATTGATATAAAACCACCAAAAGATTATTTCAAAAAAGACTTTTCAGAGTTAACCGGTGATATAAATACTACTTGGGAATCACTAGTAAAAACCTCCGAGAAACAAGTAGAAAATATAAAAAATAAACCTAAAACACCAAAATCAGAAACTCATGGTGACAAAAATAAAGATAAAAAAACTCAAGTATTAGAAGCAAGTTCAAGACGAGATTATTGGGGAAAAAGAGCAAAAATGCTCAATGTACTAAAACCAGCAAGTAAAAGTACAGAAGAAACTATATCACCTGTATTACCTATAAATTTGACATTGAGTGTTTATGGAAATACTCATCTAAATATAGGAGATATATTTACAATTAATTTTTTACCAAAACAATATATGAAACATGTTTATTTTCAAATAATGGGTGTGGAACATAAGCTAGGTTCTAATTGGGAAACTACATATCAGACTCAATATAGAGTAAGACCTAGTTCTAAAAAAATATTGATACCTGATAATCAAGAAGAAGGTATGTTAGATGTTCAGTTAGGTAAAAATGCTGTTGAAAAAGAATTTAAAGGTACTAATCTTAGAGATGGTGTTTCAGATAAAACAAATGTTGAGAAAACATCTTATACTGATATAGATGATAACCTAAATTGGTCAGGTATAGATACTTCTATGGATTTGTCCGATTCTGAATTAACTCCCGAAAAAGAAATAGAAAAATTTGGACAAAATACTAATATATTAGATAATGAGTTATCTTATGCTCAAATAAATTCATTACAACATGTTCAGATGGCATATGGTTTTACACAAGTAATGTTATTTTATATTAGAGGTGCAATTAAAGATGGAAAAAAGGTAAGATATATTATCAGACAAGCTGGTGCTGGTTCTAATACACCTAATAGTTTTTATAATATAGCTGAGAGAGAGAAAAAATTATTTGAAAATGATATTATAGTTGATATTGATGTTGATAGAGCTGCTGGTAAACTCAATGGTTCTTTATTCGATGTTTATCATGATAGTCAATCAGGAGATAACGATGGTTGGTTTGGAGAAGATGATAAGGGTAGAGTAAAGTCAATGTTTCAAGAAAGAGCAAAAATACCTACACACAAAACATTTATTAAAACTCTTAATACGGAAGTTTACAAAAATAAAATTGGCGGAGTGGACACCGAATATGCTCCAATTATATCAAGAGTAAGATTTAAATTAGGAGATTACGGAAAAGAAGATAGTAAAGACTTACCTTATGTTTTATTACAAGATAAAGGAACTCCAAATTACATCAGTTCATTTATTCCTGATTTACAACTACCAAAGTGGTTTTTAAAAAATTCATCATCTTCAGAATTTATAACAAAATTTTTAGAAGAGATAGAAAGCGTTCCAGTACCTAAAAAAAGTTAATGCTTGACTTTATTGCATATTATATGTAACTTAACATATGATTAAAATGGTTATTTCTAAACCTAACTGGTCCAAGTCTCATCCTCTAAATAGCATAGTCTTGATGTACGATGCTATAGAACATAAGTTAGTTTACGCTGACCATTACGAACAAACAACAACAGAAATAGATTACCCAGCAGACGAGGGTATGTTAATTGATGATTGGAAAGTTGGACATGCTCATTCTTTTGCTGGTCGTCCACAATATTGTGCTGATATCTTAAACTATTGGATATTAAACCAACCACTTGACCACATACAATGGGACAACTTTTACGACCAAGATGATTTTACATATTACTATCCGTTAGATAAGATGATAGAACAATTATGTGAAGAAGTTCCAAAATATGATAGTATGTTTAATGAAAAAACATTTATAAAGTTTCATAAAGATTTTGTAAATGCTTTCGGTGAGTTAGAATCAAATGGTATAGGAGTTAATACAGACTTTACAAAGATATTTGGTGAACATATGTTAAAGTATATTAATAACAAAAAGATATATCAGAACTATAACTTTTTTACAACCACATCAAGACCATCCAACTCTATACATCATCTTAACTTTGCTGCTCTTACACAAGAACAGAGAAAAGCATTCTCTCCACTTAACGATGTATTTGTTGAGTTTGACTTTGAGTCTTATCACCCAAGGTTGATTGCTAAATTAACTGATTATGACTTTGGTAACTCATCAGTTTATGGTAAGTTAGCAGATGATTTAGGTGTAACAGAGTCAGAAGCAAAGACAATAACATTCCAAAACTTATATGGTGGTGTCAGAAAAAATATTGCTAAGATGAGTGAGTTTTTTAGAGGTGTAGAGGACTTGGTTAAAGTATTTTATGACGAATATATGACTCGGAATAGAATCTTAACACATATTTATAAACGACCAATGAAAAGAGATAATTTAGGTGATCTAAATGCTCAAAAGTTATTTAATTACTACATACAAGCCTATGAAACTGAACGGAATGTTACTATCTTAAATAAAATACACACATATTTATTAGAGAGGAAAACAAATATAGTTCATTACAATTACGATAGTTTTTTATTTGACTATTCAAAGGAAGATGGTAAGGAAACAATACATGATATCCAAAAGATATTACAAAAAGACGACTTTATTATTCATAGCAAAGTTGGTAACACATACGGGACATTAAAGAATTATGAGTTTTGATTTAGGAAAGCTTTTTATAGAATGGAGACGAATTGTCCCAAATGGTGTACCAAATCCTGGTAATGCATATCACCTCGTTTTATTAAAAGAAGTTTGTTTAGCAAATGGTATAGATAGACAAGTTGCAGATAATGTTATTTTGGCATTAGAAAAAGTAGAGGATGATACTGTAATAAAGTATAAAATAAAAGATCCTAAAGGTAATGATAAGGACATGGAGACTACTTACAAGAGTGCCATAAACAGAGATAAAGATCATCCAGCTCGTATTGAAGCTGAGAAACTAAGAAATAAAGAAAGTGGTTCTAAAGAAAAAGAAAAACCAACTACAAAATTAGGTGGTGATGAATTATCTACTGATACACATATTGAAAAAGGCCTTACGAGTAAGAAAGACAATGATATTGATGGAGAAGAAAAAGAAAAACCTAAATCAAAAGAAGAATTAATAGCATCAGATCATAAAACAGTAGAAGAAGCTTTAAGATATACAAAGGCTCAATCTAAAATAGATAAAAAAAGTGGTGGTAGGGAAGGAGTTGGTTTAGGTACTGATACTTCAAGAGCTGGAGAAGCTGCTGTTCATACTGGTCTTCGTATGTTACAAGGGGGTAAATCATTTGATAAAATTGAACAAGAATTGATGGAAATAGCTAATGATAAAGATACTTACTTAAATGCAAAATGGGTAAAGGCTTCAATATCAACTTTAAAAATGATAAATGAAAAAATAGGTGTTGATGATATTAAAGATGTTGCTTGGGATACACCTGAGGGTAGAACTGCTATCGGTGTTGATCCTAAGTTAAAAACATCATCTGATATGTTTGTTAGAACTAACGATGGTAAAAATATAGGTGTATCTTTAAAACAAGATGGAAGTGTATTTTTAAATAATGGTGGCTGGGCTAAACAATCGGGTTTATTACTTGATAAACTAAAAGATGTAATGCCACCAGAAGAACACGAAGCTTTATCAGAAGCCATGTCAATTGATGGTTTTAAAAAAGATAGGTCAACTAAATATAAAGAAGTTACGCGAGATTATGCTTCTGAAGATATTATCAAAATGACAAAAGAATTAACTTCTGAAGAACGTAAAAAATCAGGTTTGAGTGATAAATATATTAAAGAATTAAATAATGCTGAAAACCTGTTACAAAACTCTGAAAATGAAACTCTTAGTGAAAATCAAATGAAAGCTATTGCTAGGCTTTTAAGTGTAAAGAATAAAGAAAAAGAACAAATTATAAGACAATCCGATAGTACCTTAACAGACAAAACATTTGCCGTATTGAACTCATCAGAGGCTGCTAAGAATGGTATGAACAGACATGTATTAAAATCAATGCATGTTTTTGATGCTCTTGGATTAAATGGGGATTTAAAAAAGGGTGGTGTAGATGGTTTTATTACTATGTATGGTATTCCACCTGATGGTGCTTCATTAGATGAGGAATCTATTATAGATCTATTTGGTTCAGAATTTCAACAGATTTTGGCTGAAAATTTACAAGAAGTAAGAAATGGTGATAGAGAACCAAAAGAATTAGAAGAGATAATGGCTAAGAAGATAGAAATAAACTATGAATCTGGCGAAATACTATTTAAACATGAGAATGAAATGAAATATCCATTATTTTATTTAAGTGGTAGGGCAAGAGGCCTTGGTACTTCTCCTGTAATGGAATTAGGACAAACATCATTTATGGCTTTAGCTTTAAAAGTTGGTTCGTTTGATACTGATAAATGGACTCCTGAACAACAGAAAAAATTATCAGATGAATTAAAAAAAGAAAAAGATGAGCGTGACGCTAAAGGGATGGAAGAAGAATAATGAGAACACAACTATTATGTACATTCACAACACAACATAATCTTGAGCAATCTATTCGTGACATCACGAAGAACTTCAAGGTCGTATTTGAAAAGATTTATGTACTACAAAACGAGGACAAACCAAAAGAACTGATTTGTACCTATAATGTTAATCAAAACGATGAGATAGATTTTAACGCTGTACAGAATACCATTTCTTTACATCGTAAGAAAATTACAAATACACTTTATACGATAAACGCCCTAAACGAACTAATAAAGTTAATAAACAACGGAGTGTTGGATACTAACTATCAAGTCGAATGGGACACATATAAGAATATGATTCTAATATCGAATAAAGAGGGTTTACAGAAAATACCAACAAGGATATTAAAAATAATAGAGTTATAATGGCATCACCAATATATTTTTTCACCAGAAGTGGATGTGTCTGGTGTCAGAAAATGAAACCATCAATAGATGAAATAAACAAAACATTAAATGATGAACAGAAGATTCAGATTTGTTCTATTGATGAAGAAAAATTTAAAGTAACATATGATAGCGTAGTTCGTATGAATAAGCTACAGAATGTCGTTCCACTTATGTACAATTCAAACATAGGAACAACTCTTTTGGGTTATAAGGATAAAAAAGATATTCAGAAGTTTTTACGAGCAGAACCAATAAGTACAAAAGTACCATTAACACCACTTCCACATTTTCAAATCGAAAATAGTTCAGGAAAAGACTTTGATAATTGGAAAAACAGTGTTATATTATGGTATAAGGAAAATGACAAACATCTTCCTACAAATGTAATAGACAAAGAAAAAATGATAGATATGGTTTACAAGCAATTCATGGCACATAGAACTAAACCTACTACAATAGAGAGTAGGTTAGACACTTTAGAAAACAAAGTTGACCAGATACTTAAAAAAATATCTTGACTTTATCATAAAAAATTCGTATATTATATGAATAGGTTACAAGTAAATGTTAGTAAGTAATATTTATAATAGTAACAATAATAATAATAAATAAACATAACGGAGAAACATAATGGACTTAGATGCTATAAAAAGCCGTCTCAATCAGTTACAAAACACACAAACAAATGCGTTTTGGAAACCTCAACCTGGAAAATCTCAAATTAGAATCGTACCTTATAAGTTCGATAAGAATAACCCTTTTAGTGAACTATTTTTTCATTATAGTTTAGTTCCTAATAAGACCGTTCTGTCGCCACAATCATATGGTCGTCCTGATCCTGTTCAACAATTTGCTGATAAGTTGAAATCAACTGGCAACAAAGATGAATGGATTCAAGGTAAAAGAATCGAACCAAAGATGAGAACTTTTGTTCCTGTCGTTGTTCGAGGTGAAGAATCTGAG